AATGGTCAGCAATTTTTGTGTGATACGTTTTTTGCTAATCGTGTTGCTCGTCCTATGCCTATGTATTCTGTTCCTGGCTTGATCGATCATTTTTGATTGTTTTTTTTTATGCCTTGGTCGAACCCGATAGGGTTTGACTAAGGAGAAAGGTTTCTCGTGAGAGATTTAATTGGTTTTGTTTCGTTTGTTTTGGCTGTCTTTATGATGGTTTATCTTATTCAACAATTTATTCCTGCGGGGTGATTTATGTTTGGTATTGATGATGCCGCTTTAGCTACTGCTGGTGTCGGTCTTCTTAGTTATCTTTCTGGTCAAAAGACTAACGAGGCCAATCAAGAGATTGCTGCCTCTAATAATGCTTGGTCTGCTGAACAGTATGCCAAGCGTTATCAGACGCAAGTCAAGGATATTCAAGCTGCCGGTCTGAATCCTATGCTTGCTTATTCGCAGAGCCCCGGCTCTGCTCCTTCTGCTCAACAGGTTGTTTTTCAGAATCCTATGTCTGCTGCTTCTGAGGGTATGCGCGCTGTTTCTGGTGCGGCTCAATCTTTGTCTTCTGCTAAACAAGCAGATACGCAAGTTAAGCAGATTGAGGCTACTGTTGATAAGATTAAGGAGGAGACTAAGAATATCCCTATCGAGGGTGATCGTCTTAAGTATGCTATTCAGTTGCTTGCTGAACAGGCCGCTAAGACTGCTCAAGAGGGCCAGACCCAGACTGTTATTCGCAAGCAGTTGGAGGCTACTATTCTTAAGTTGAAATCTGAAACTACTTTGCTTAATCTTGATGTTGATGCTGCTAGACTTCTCGATAATCTTGGTCGTGAATCTAAACAACTTCAACCTGTGGTTGATGTTATTCGTTCGTTACTTCGTAAATGATTTTTTTGGAGGCTTTTATGTCTAAATCTGCTGTTTTTCTTCGTACTCCTTACAACTATGATGTGAATGAAGCGTCCGACGCTTCTGGTCTTGTTTGTGATGATCCTTCTTTGGCTCAACAACATGCTAAAGACGAAAGTGATATCAACACTATCGTCAAGCGTTTTGGCCTTACTGGTGAGCTTCCTAGTGGCGTTCGTGCCCCTACTTATGGGGACTTTACCGACGCTACTGACTACCATACCGCTATGAATGCGGTTATTGCGGCTGATGCCGCTTTTATGCAGCTTCCTGCTGATATTCGTACTCGTTTCAACAATGACGCTGGAGCGTTTGTTGATTTTGTGTCGGATGACAACAACCGCGCCGAGGCTGAAAAGCTCGGCTTAGTGCTGCCTAAGGCAGCTCCCAACGTCGCACCCGCCCAGGCTGACGACGTAGCACAGTCTTCTACTTGATGTTAACTGTGCTAGGTGACACCTTTTTTTAACGACTGGAGCTATTTATGAATCCCCTTTCTCGTCATTCTGTATCGAAGCGCGGTAGCGCTTCTAAGTTTCGCAAACATGCATCGCGTACTAAGAGCGCTAATTTAGCGCCTCCTCCTATGCGCGGTGGTTATCGTCTGTAAGTTATGGCCTGTTTCCATCCGCTGCAGGCATACCAATGCTCGGATGGGTCAATCATTTTTTCAGAGAGGAAGGGGGACGTTGTACGTTCTCTTTCTTTACCTTGTGGTCAATGTCGTGGGTGTCGCCTTGAGCGCAGCCGCCAGTGGGCGGTGCGCTGTATGCATGAAGCAAGTCTTCACGAGAAGAATTGCTTCATTACTTTGACCTATGACAATGACCATTGCCCGAGTGATCGGTCTTTGAATTATGGTGATTTTCAGAGGTTTATGAAGCGTTTTAGAAAACGCTTTAAGGACTCTACTATCCGTTTTTATATGGCTGGAGAATATGGTGAAAAGTTTGAACGTCCACATTTTCACGCGTGTATTTTTGGGTTTAATTTCCCTGATCTTACGCTTTGGAAACGTACCCCTTCGGGTGCTCTTATCTATCGGTCGAAATCCTTGGAAGATCTTTGGCCTTTTGGTTATAGTTCCGTTGGTGATGTCACTTTTGAGTCCGCTGCTTATGTTGCTCGTTATGTAATGAAGAAACGCACGGGAAAGTGCATTGGAGATCATTACGAGACAACTGATATGGAGACTGGAGAGATTAAGGAACGTGTTCCTGAATTTAATCGTATGTCTCTTAAGCCGGGTATTGGTTATGGCTTTTATGAGAAGTTCACTTCCGATATCTATCCCCACGACTATGTCGTGATTAATGGTCGTGAGACCCGTCCCCCTAAGTTTTATGACAAGAAATTTGCTGATGACTACCCTGAAGCCTTTGAAGCCTTGCAGTTTCAAAGATTTGTGGATGCCGTCGATCGTTTCGACGACAATACCGATGAACGGTTATGTGTTAAGGAACAGGTTTTGGAAGCAAAATTTTCTCGATTGAAACGTCACATTGAATAGGAAAATACAATGACTGAATCTGTTCAGATTATCGCTATTCGCGATATAGTCCACGCTGCTAAGTTGTTAAGGCTTCTTAAAGCAAAAGAAGTTTTGATTAGTTCGCAATTGGAATTTGTTCGCAATTATTTAAAGGAAAATGCGTAATGATTAACATCATTTGTTCTGTGAAGGATCGCGCCGCCGATGCTTTTGGTCGTCCTCTGTTTGTGCCTTCTGTTGGTTTGGCTATTCGTTCTTTTACTGATGAAGTCAACCGTTCTTCTGATGATAATCAGATGTTTCATCATTCTGATGATTTTGATTTGTACGAGCTCGGTACCTTTGATGACAATACTGGTATTATCGAGTGCCACCCTGCCCCTAAGCAGTTAGCTATGGGTAAACAGGTTAAGGTTTAATCTTTGGGGCTTCGGCCCCTTTTTTTGGAGTTTTTTTATGCATCGCAACAAATCGGTGTCTACACACCAATTCGCCATGATTCCGCGCGCGGAAATCCCTCGTTCTAGTTTCAATATTGAGACTGCTCACAAGACTACTTTTAATGCTGGTGATCTTGTGCCTATTTATGTTGATGAAGTGTTGCCTGGTGATACTTTTAATCTTCGTATGACTGCGTTTACTCGTTTGGCTACGCCTCTTTATCCGACTATGGATAATTTGCATCTTGACTCTTTTTTCTTTTTTGTTCCCAATCGTTTGATTTGGTCTAATTGGCAGAAGTTTATGGGTCAACAAGAGAATCCTGGTGATTCGATTTCTTATGTTGTTCCTACTACTTCGACTCCTGCTAGTGGTTATGCTGTCGGTTCTATTTTTGACTATATGGGTTTGCCTACCGTTGGACAGGTCGGCACAGGTAATACCGTTAGTCACTCTGTCTTGCATCTTCGTGCTTATAACCTTATTTACAATGAATGGTTTCGTGACGAAAACCTTCAAAATTCTGTTACTGTAAATAAAGGTGATGGCCCTGATACCTATACTGATTACGCTTTATTGAAGCGTGGTAAGCGTAAGGATTATTTCACTGGTGCATTGCCTTGGCCTCAGAAGGGCACTGCTGTTTCTTTGCCTTTGGGTACTACTGCTCCTGTTCGTTTTTCTGGTACTACTGGTGATGTTGCTCGTATTCAGAATGCTTCTGCTGCTAATGGCTTTTTGCAAGCTCCTGCGCTAGGTGCTGTTACTTGGGCTGCTGGCGGTTCGGCTCCTAATATTTATGCAGATCTTTCTACTGCTACTGCTGCAACTATTAACCAGTTGCGTCAGTCTTTTCAAATTCAGAAGTTACTTGAAAGGGATGCCCGTGGTGGTACTCGTTACACTGAGATTATTCGCTCTCATTTTGGCGTTATTTCTCCTGATGCCCGCTTACAGCGTCCTGAATATCTTGGTGGCGGTTCTACACCCATTCAGATTAACCCCATTGCTCAGACTTCGGGTACTAACGCATCAGGTACGTCGACTCCGCTCGGCAATTTGGCTGCTATGGGTACAGGTTTGGCTCATGGTCATGGATTTACACAATCCTTCACTGAACACGGTGTCATCATTGGATTGGTTTCAGTTCGAGCGGATCTTACTTACCAACAAGGCCTTCGTAAGATGTGGTCTCGTTCTACTCGGTATGATTTCTATTTCCCTGCTTTTGCTATGCTTGGTGAGCAAGCTATTTTGAACAAGGAGATTTATGTCCGCGGCGATGCTAATGACTCTAATGTTTTCGGCTATCAAGAACGTTGGGCGGAATATCGTTATAACCCGTCTTTGATTACTGGTCTTTTCCGCTCTACTGCTGCTGGTACTTTGGATGGTTGGCATTTGGCTCAGAAGTTCACTTCGTTGCCTACTTTGAACGATACTTTCATTAAGGAGAATCCTCCTGTTGATCGTATTTTGGCTGTTGGTGCTGCTGCTAATGGTCAGCAATTTTTGTGTGATACGTTTTTTGCTAATCGTGTTGCTCGTCCTATGCCTATGTATTCTGTTCCTGGCTTGATCGATCATTTTTGATTGTTTTTTTTTATGCCTTGGTCGAACCCGA